CAGGACGGCAGGCAACTTCGAGAGATCGTCGACTTCGATGGGCTCTTTGATGTCGGCCCCGTGCTTCGGCCCGCGTACCCCGCCACCGAGACGTTCGTCAGCCGTCGGGCGCTGGAAATCGCTCGTGGCGAAACGCGATCCATGCCGGGCGTCGGCGACTTCGTGGCATGGGACGGCGGCGTTGGTCGCGTCGAGTATGTCATGACCGAGGGCCGCCTTGGCATGGATGGCTCCGAGTATTCGATCGAGGCTACGCCGGAGTCTCCGGCGGCGCTCGTCCGGATCTGGGAGTCCGAAGAGGGCGTCTGGGAAGAGACCGACAAGTTCGTCGGCAAGCCGATGTCAGACCTCGTCGCCGCTGGCGTCATGGTCGACGAGCCGGCCGACGAGCGTGCCGCCGGGAGCCTCAAGCCGACGGCCGGCATGGCGGCAGCGGCCAAGCGTGGCCTGCGGCTGCACGAGGAAGGCAAGTCCGGAGACGGCCTCAAGCCAGAGACCGTGGCCAGGGCGAACAAGATTTCCCGCCGAGAGGAACTGACCGAGGATCACGTTCGCGAAATGAACGCGTGGTTCGCGAGGCACGAGTCGGCCAGCAAGTCCGAGGGCTGGGACAAGCCGGGCGAGGAAAAGCCCGGATTCGTGGCGTGGCTTCTGTGGGGCGGCACGCCGGCGAAGAACTGGTCCGCTCGCAAGGTCAAGTCCATGGAGGGCCGCGCCGTCGACGCCGAGGATCAGGAGGACGCCGAGTCTCTGTCTCCGGCGAACTTCGCGCTCTACGAGGCGATCGCCCAGGTCGCTGTCGAGAACGGCCAGTGGCCGCAGGGCGGCCCCGACGGCGCCCACTACATGACCGAAGGCCCGTTCGCCGAGCGCGGCATTCGGTGTGAGAACTGCGTGTTCTGGAACGAAGGTGGCTCCTGCGACGTTGTTTCCGGCGAGATCGACCCCAACGCGGTCTGCAAGTTGTGGGTGATTCCGGAGGAGCGGCTGTCGGAGCCGGCCACCGAGAGCCAGCGGGCCGTCGATCCGGCGGCCGAGGCGGCTCGACTGAAGGCCAAGTCACTGGAGACTGCCGCTCATGGGATCCGTCGCTAGGTTTCTGGTTCTAGTCGCCGCCTTGATGTCTCTCGCCGGCACTCGCGACCCGAACGTCGAGGACTCTGAGTACCTCGACGCCGCCGAGCCGCACGCCGAATACACGCTGACCATCGAGGCCACCCGCGAGGGCTGCGACCTGGGCGTCGGCACGGCAGTCGCCATCTCTGACTCGTGGGCGATCACCGCTGCGCATATCGTCCACGAGGCCAAAGAAGCCACCGTCCGAAACGGCCAGCGGTCGTGGAAGATCCGCCGCATCGTCTGCCACAGCGGATTCCAGCACGCGATGATGGGGCAGCACGACATCGCGCTCCTCGAAGTCAGCGAGCCGCTTGGCCTCGATACCTACCCGCCACTGGCTGACGGCACCGAGGCGGTCGGCGACGACGCGGTCGTGGTGGGCTACGGCGCGGAGGGGACGCTCGACGCCGGATGGAAGGCGTTCGACGGCCGGCTGCGGGCCGGAACGAACACGATCTGCCGCCGCGAGCGAAACCTGTGGGTGTGCCATGGCGCGGCCGGAACGTCTCCGAGGGAGATGCTCACGGCTCCGGGGGACTCCGGCGGGCCGCTGCTCGTTCGGGGGCGGCTGGCCGGGATTCACTCGATCGTCATGCGAGAGGGCCGCGGCGCCGTCAAAAGCACGAACGGGCAGGAGAGCGGGCACACGAACGTCTCCGAGTACCTCGATTGGATTGAGGCTGTAACCACCGGAGGCGACTTGGCATGGACGCCATCGCAAGACTGATTGCGGCGATCGCCGAGGCCCGCGCGAGGATGGGGGGCGGCGGCCGGCGTGCCCCTGGCAAGAACAAGAAGGTCAAGGCGGTCGCCCGCGTCGCCGGCAAGGGCGGGCCGTCGGCTGGCTGCGGCACTGGGGCCGGCGGCTTCAAGGCCGGCAATCAGTGTGCCAAGGAGGACGGCATCCCGCAGCGCCCCCTTGGTCAAGGCGGCGGCCTGAAGAAAGCCGACGCCAAGGCCGACCTCGCGCTGGCGAAGAAACTCCGCGAGAAAGCGGCCGCCAGGAAGGCCCGCAAGGAGGCGCTCGACCGGAAGAAGTCCGAGGCCGCGAAGCCGCAGCGAGAGGCGAAGGCAAAAGCGAAGAAGATCGAGTACCTGCGTCGCAAGGCGGCGGAACGAAAAGCCCAAAAAGACCAGCGAGACGCGGCGGAAAAGAAGGCAGCGAAGCAGGCTGCCGACAAGAAGCGCGCCGCGATGCTGCAGAAAATCCGCATCAAGAAGGCGACGGCGCTGCTGACTGTTGCCGGGACTCCCAAAAGCATCAAGCAGGAGATCGAAGAACTCAAACTGAGAAAAGCCAGTGAATCTCTGAAGGTTGCGTCGGCGCCGAGTATCAGAAAGGAACTCGACGCACTCAAAGCAAAGTTGGCGGCCCAAAAGAAGGCTATCGCGGCCGTCAAGAAGGCCGAGAGCGAGCCAGAGAAGCCGCCCGTCAGCGTAGGCAAGACGCTCGCGCTGAAGCAGAACAGCACAACCCTCGCCCAGGAAGACGCACTCAGCAAAGAAAGGTCGCTGGTGTTCGGAGAACACCTAAAGGCCGGCTGGTACTATGGCTCTGGCGCGGTGTCGGATGGATCGAAAATCCGGAGCGAGCAGAAGAGGATCATCTCCCATCAGGCTGCGCTACGGCTCGACAAGATGGGGATAAAGGAGTCCGACGTAGACGACGAGATATTCACTCTGTTCAGGGCCGGCGATTTCCTTGGCCCTACAAATGCCGAGCAACTTATCAAAGCAGGCATCCCCGAAAGCCTGCACAGGAGGTATGCGATCTCGGCCGCTATGGTAAGCGGATGGGCAAACACATCAAGCAAGGGCTCTCCCGCCATTGGAGTTCAGTACGCTGCGTCGGACGTATTCAAAATCAAGCGCGCACACACACGCAAACTCACAGACCAGTTGAAGAACTTTCCGGCCTGGAAAGAGACGGTCGAGAAAATCAGGAAGCACAAGGTCGTCCATGCTGTCCTGAAGGCTCACCATGAGGCAACGCAGGCAGACCTCAAGAGCAAGGGAATAACAGAACTGACGCTTGTGCGGGGCTACAAAAGCAGCGCCAGAGTCAACCAGACGGGAGATCAAGATGTCGCGCTTCAGCCCGCGTCGAGTTTTTCGATGAGCAAGCCTGTCGCGGAGAAATTCGCCGGCACTGGGAAGACGGCCAGATACTTGACGACAACCATCCCGGCCAGCAGAGTTCTGTCCATGTGTACGACCGGCTTTGGGTGTATGCACGAGCAGGAGATCGTTATACTCGGCGGTGTGGTTCGCGGGCGCCTGGTCGACAGCAGGTCAAAGTGGTAGGTGCAAGATGACACCCGACGACGAGTACACGCTCAACCCAACGGGGAGCGACGAGGAGGGGTGGGACTACGGCGACGCGTCGCCTGACGACGACCTCGATAATGCCGATTGGCCGAAGCAGACGCCTGACACGCAGGCGGACCTCGACGCCGCCGTGGCAGCGCTTCCGCCGTCGACCCAGTTCATCCACGGCAGCGGCTGGTACGCGTGGTTCGACTACGACACGATGGATTGGGAGGCCGACGAAGAGTCGGCGCCACTGGGGATGCTCCGCGAAGGGTTCGGCGAGAGCCGCATCAAGGAATACATCGACTCCGACAAGACTCGCGCCGAACTGTACGAAGACGCAGTCGCGTTTCTTGCCAAGTGGGGCGTCAAGGCGACGATCGTCTCGTAGCCGCCCGCCGACTGACTTGCACCGCGCTGCGGCGGCTCTGTAGGCTACAGGTAGACATATTGCTCCGCGATGGATTTCGCGGAGAGCAGTGCGAGCGACTTGAGGATTCTTGTCGCGGCGTGCTTGCGGGAAACACCCCGCCAGCCGCCGCTTTTTCGCGTTTGGCTGGCTCAGACAAGGAGCAACAGCCAAATGGCTTCCAACCTCAAGCGTCTTCAGGATCGTGCTGCGGCCATCGCCGCTCGCCTCAACGAACTCGCCGACACCGAGGAGCGGTCGGAGGAGCAGACCGCAGAACTCCGTCGGCTGACGGACGAGGCGGACAAGGTCAAGTCCGATCTGGAGTTCGAGCAGAGGCTGGCCGCCAAGGAGGCGGAACTTCGCTCGGTGGTCGAGCGGGCCGCCCCGGCCCCCACGCCGGCCCCGGCCGAGGCGCCGAAGAAGGTCGAGATCCGGGCGATCCACCCGCATCACACGACCCTCCGGGCCTTCAACGACTCGGCCGACGCGGTTGAGTCGGCCTATCGCTGCGGCCGCTGGCTCCGGGCCACGGTGTTCCGCAACGAGGACGACCTCCGGTGGTGCCGCGACCACGGCGTCGAGAGCCGCGCCCTGAACGAGGGCAGCAACTCGGCCGGCGGTGCGCTGGTTCCCGAGGAGTTCGCCAACCGGGTCATCCGGCTGGTCGAGACCTACGGCACCTTCCCCGGCGCCGCCGAGAACGTGTCGATGAACCGCGACACCCTCGTGGTGCCCAAGCGGATTTCGGGCACCACCGCCTACTTTGTGGGCGAAGGGTCGAGCGTGACCGAGAGCGAGCCGACCTACGCGAACGTCTCGCTGACGGCCAAGAAACTCGCGGTGTCCTGCCGGATGTCGAGCGAGGTTGTCGAGGACGCCCTGGTGTCGCTGGCTGACGCTGTGGCTGCCGAGTTCGCCACCTCGCTGGCGTACAAGATCGACACCTGCGGCTGGCTCGGTGACGGCACCAGCCAGTTCGGTGGCATCAACGGCATCGTCAACAAGATCAACGACGGCACGCATACGGCGTCGGTGCATTCCGCCGCGTCGGGCAACACCTCGTTCGAGACCCTCGACATCGAGGACTTCCTTGGTGCCATGGGCAAGTTGCCGCTGTACGCCCGCCAGGGCGCCGCGTGGTACGTCTCCCCGGCCGGCTACGCGGCCAGCATCAGCCGCCTGAAGTACGCGGCTGGCGGCAACACGGTCGACAACCTCGGCCGTGACGCTGGCGAGACGTTCCTTGGCTACCCGGTGCGGATGGTTCATGTCCTCAACAGCACGCTCGGCGCCGACACCAGCAAGGTGAAGGTGCTGTTCGGCAACATGGGCCTGTCCAGCATCTACGCCCGTCGTCGGGACTTCTCGGTGCGGCTGTTCGATCAGGTCTACGCGACCACCGATCAACTGCTCCTCCAGGGCACGATGCGTTTCGATGTGAACCACCACTCTCTTGGCTCGAACAGCGAGGTCGGCCCCGTGGTTGCCCTCCGTTCGGCCGCCTCGTGATAAAGGAGCCATGACAGCATGATCCACTCGCAGAACCACAAGGTCGTTGCCGAACTCCCCACCGCTGCGGTGGGGGCGACCGCGACGGCGACGCTGACGATCGACACGATTGGCTACGACCACGCCAGCATTTCTGTCGTGCGTGCCTCGAACGCGTCGACCGTGTTCGCCACCGCCGTCAAGGTCGAGGAGTCGGACGAGAGCAACGCCAACTTCTCGAACGTCACTGCCCTCGTCGGCGGCGGCACCGGTGGCTTCAGCATTCCGGCCATCTCGGTGGCAGGAACCGCCTCGGCGGCTGTGCTGAAGATGGATGTCGACACCAAGGCGAAGAAGCGATACCTCAAGGTGTCCTACTCGCCCGGTGCGACCGCCACGGTTGCCATCGTCGCGCGGCTCGGTCGTGCCGAGGAGGCTCCCGTGACGGCGTCCGAGGCTGGCGTCATCGGTCTGGTCAAGGGCTGATCCCGTACAAGCGGGACGGCCAGTGACGGCCGGTCAAGGCGCAAGGATGCGCGCCCGCTCCTTATAAGGAGCGAAAGATGCTGGTTCGTGTAGGTCAGTGTGAAGCCGAGGTCAAGGTGGCCGCTCTCATGAGTTGCCCCCGCCTCGGCTTCACTGATAATTTCTTCTGCGTCACCGCAGCGCTGGCGCCGCACCGGATCTCGCCGATCAAATACACCGGCGCGTTCTGGGGGCAGTGCCTGCAGAGGTGCATGGAAGACACGATCGAGTCGCACGATGTCATCCTGACGATCGACTACGACACGATCTTTACGTCGAGGACCGTCGAGGCGCTCCTCACGCTGATGATGTATTCGGGGTACGACGCCATCGCCCCGCTGCAGACCAAGCGCGAGGCCAATACGGTCATGTTCGCCCTGCCGGGCGTCAGTCCAGACGACAAGACGACCGTCGAGTCGGATTGGTTCTCGAAGCCCGTGCAGTCCGTCGAGACGGCGCACTTCGGCTGCACGTTCATCAGAACGTCAGCCATCAAGAAGATGGAAAAGCCGTTCTTCCTGGCTCAGGCCAGCGACAGCGGCGACTATCGCGGCGGACATATCGACGAGGACATCTACTTCTGGAAAAAGTTCTGCGCTGCCGGCAACAAGTTGGGCATCGCAACGAACATCAGCGTCGGCCACGCCGAACTG